GACCAAGTGCCAGAAGATGTTCAAAACGCATTAACTCGTGATTATTCTGGTTTGATGAAAGCAATAAATAAAAAGAAAAAAGGTGATACAGGATATAGACCATAATGCCAAATGTTAGAGAAATAGATAGAGATGACGACATTTATGTTGGTATAAGATTTCCATTAGACCATAGTCCCGAGGGGTTTTTTTACAAAACAAAAACTATTAGGGAACAAGTAAAATCTAATATTAGAAATTTATTATTAACATCAAAAGGTGAACGAGTATTTCAGCCAAACTTTGGTTCTAATTTAAAAAGTTTGTTGTTTGAACAAATAACACCATCAAGTTTAAATGAATTAGATAATGATGTCAGACAATCAATTTCAACTTGGTTACCTTATGTAAATATAAATGATTTAGTAATAGTTCAAAATGAAACAAATGAAAATCAAGTAATGATAACATTAGAGTTTTCTACAACATTAGAACCTAATACACTTGATACAATTTCATTTAATTTTGATGTAGGAGTATAAAATGGCAGTCGACTATAATGTAAATAAAAAAGTAGTAAAAAAAGATGTTAGTTATCTTGGTAGAGATTTCTCTTCTATCAGACAAAATTTAATTGAGTTTGCAAAAACTTATTTTCCAGGTCAATATAATGACTTTAATGAGTCATCACCGGGTATGATGTTTGTTGAGATGGCATCCTATGTAGGTGATGTTTTAAACTACTATGTAGATAATCAATATAGAGAAACTTTATTAAACTATGCGGAAGAAAAGAAAAATGTTTATAACATTGCACAATCTTATGGTTATAAACCAAAGACAGCAGTTCCTTCTACCGTAGAAATAGAAGTATCACAACAAGTTCCAGCAAAATCTGATGGTTCTGGTGGGTTTGTTCCAGACTTAGATTATGCGGGTGTAATAGAAAGAAACGGAAGTTTGACATCTGATACTGGTGTAGACTTTACATTATTGGACCAAGTTGATTTTAGAGTATCAAGTTCATTAGACCCATTAGAAGTCGAAATAATCCAACCTTCATCAGGAACCAGTCCAGAAAATTATTTATTAAAAAAGAAAGTAATTGCAAAGTCTGGAGAAACTATCGAAGAAAATATAACCTTTTCCACCGGTAAAAAGTTTGATACTATTACACTAAATAAATCTGGAGTATCCGAAGTAATTTCTTGTGTAGATTCTGATGGTAATAGTTGGTATGAAGTTCCATTTTTAGCTCAAGACACAGTATTTCAAACAATAGATAACACAGAATTAAATGACCCACAACTTACTCAATATCAAAATGACACACCATATATGTTGAGACTGGTTAAATCATCAAGAAGATTCGTAACAAGAGTTAATGATGATGATACAACTGAATTAAGATTTGGAGCAGGTGTTAGTGATAATCCCGATGAAGTTATTATTCCTAATCCAGATAATGTTGGTTCAGCATTAGGATTTGGAGTTTCAAAATTAGACGAGTCATTTGACCCAAGTAATTTTATGAAAACAAAAACATATGGATTAGCACCGGCAAATACAACTCTTACAATTAAATATAGACACGGTGGTGCAGTAGAACACAATGTAAGGGCAAACTCTATTACACAGGCAAAGAATATTAACTTTTCTATTGATAGTGGAAATTTAGTTTCTGATAAGGTTGCGGACGCAGAACAAAGTTTATCTTTTAATAATCCATTACCTGCGACAGGTGGAGCATCAAAAGAAACACTAACAGAAATTAAACAAAATGCATTAGCATATTTAAATACACAAAATCGAGCAGTAACAAGACAAGACTACATAACAAGAGTTTATTCATTACCACAAAAATATGGTAATATAGCAAAAGCATTTATCGTTCAAGATGAACAATACGAAACAAGTGATAGTGGTGAAGTCACCACAATACCAAATCCATTTGCTATGAATATGTTTTTACTTGGGTATGATGAAAATAGAAAACTAACAACTTTAAATGAAGCAGTAAAACAAAATTTAAAATTATACTTATCACAATACAGAATATTAACTGATGCCATTAATTTAAAAAACGCATACATAATTAATATTGGTGTTAAGTTTGCAATTATCACACAAAGAGGATATAACAAAAGTGAAGTATTGTTTAATTGTGTTCAAGCAGTTAAAAATCATTTTGATACATCGAAATGGCAAATTAATCAACCAATCGTACTGAGTGATGTAGCATATCAAATATCATTAGTTGAAGGTGTAGCAAGTGTAGTTCCACCAACTGATAATAATCCTAACAAAGAATTAATTTTAATTGAAAACAAAGCAACAATTACTTCCGGATATAGTGGTAATGTTTATGATGTTGAACAAGCAACGAAAAAAGGAGTTGTATATCCATCATTAGACCCAAGTATCTTTGAAGTCAAATATCCTAATCAAGACATATTAGGTAAAGTAGTGGGAGATATCTAATGCATTTTTTTATATTCGGTGATAAAGACGCAACCATATATTCTGGTGGAACAACTTCATCAAGAAATACAGGAGCAGATGAAATACTTGAAATAAACAAGTCGGTTGCACAAAATGGAAGTGTACAAAATGTATCAAGAGTATTAATACAATTTGACTATACTGATATATCAGCATCAGTTCAAAGTGGTAAAATTCCATCAACAGCAAAATATTATTTAAATTTATATGATGCTAGCTCAGAAGAATTGTCAAGAACTCAAAACTTATTTGCATATATGGTTAGTGGTAGTGAGTGGACTGAAGGAGATGGTAAACTTGATGACGACCCAGTTACAACTAATGGAGTAAGTTATCAATATAGAAATCAAGATGAAACAACACCTTGGGTTACGGGTTCAGTATTGACTGATGGTGGTTCTTGGTTTACAGGTAGTCTTCATAGTAGTCAATATGAAGTTAGTTCATCAGTGACACTTACCAAAGCAACACGAGATGTTAGACTTGATGTTACAGACTTAGTTAATAATCACATATACTCATCGTCAGTTTATCCTAATAGAGGTTTTATATTAAAAAGACAATCAATCACACCAACAGATAGAACATTTAAATTCAACTCAGGTAGTGATTCAACAAATGATGAAAGTGATTCAACAAGACTTGGAAACTTAAAATTCTTTTCAACAGAAACACATACAATCTATCCACCTAAGTTAGAAGTTATGTGGGATGACTCAAGTTGGAATACAGGTTCTGCTTCTTCACCTTTGACAAAATTAAGTTCAACAGATTTAGAAAGATTAAAAGTTTATTTTAAAAATCTTAAAGAAGAATACAAAGAAGATTCAGTTGTCAAATTTAGAGTGGCTGGTAGAGAACTATACCCTACTACTACCTTTGCAACAACACCAGCAGAATTAGATGTAAAAGTTTTACCAAGTGCATCAGCCTTTTATTCAGTTAGAGATGCTGATACTGAAGAAGTGATTATACCATTTGGTACAGGTTCAAAAATTAGTTGTGATACATCAGGTAATTATTTTAACTTAATGATGAATGGATTACAAGCAGAAAGAAATTATAGATTTTGTATCAAGGTAATTAGTGGTAGTAATACTACTGATGAGCAAATAAATTTCTATGATGATGACTATGAATTTAGAGTAGTGAGGTAAAAAGATGCCATACAAATCAACAGACGCAGCAATAAAAAGTTCACCTTACTATGGTCAGTATCGTCAAAGAGAATTAGAAAAAAAAAGATTAGAAATACTAAAAAATAGAACTAACTATTTAAAAAATCCTAAATTTGCAGAAACCCTTACAAGAGATGAAAATGGAGTTCTATTATCTTTTGAAGACCCATTAGCATTTGGAAAAGCAGATGAAGAGTCTTATGAATTAGTATCATTAGAATTAAAACAAAGATTTTTTAAAGACAAATTCATAGAAAAAATTAAAACTAAATTTACTTTCTTTTAAATATGGCTACATACGGATTAACTAAAACACAAAGAAAAAATTATTACTCATTAGCAACTACACCAGTTCCAAGTAGTGTAATAGATTTCGTGCAACTATTCGTATACAATCTGAATACAAATGAACTTATAAACAATACTACAATTCCTATATCAACCCTTTTAAATGATTCTTACGAAGAAGAACCTGGTATTTTAAAATTAAATATTGGGCAACATTTAAGAGACTTAGGTTATAGTATTCTTAAT